CCCGATCCTGATGAAATCCGCCAACCATTTTCCGGTCGGTGACAAGCGCCGGCAGGCGCTGCTGCGCGCGGTGATGGCGCTGGAGGCGAATTTCGGCAAGAGTGATACCGACGATTTCACCGGCGCGGCGGCGCAGCGCATCGGCGCCGCGGCCAAGAGCGGCCAGGGACTGCAGGGACACAACATGCCACCGCCGGGGATCATGCTCGGAGGCCCGTCGCCCGCGATGGGCGGCATGGGCGGTGGCGGCATGGGCGCGCCAGGTGGAGGCATGGGATGAGCGAGTACAACTATTTGAAGCCGAAGGTCACCGCCGGCAAGATGGAGGAGCGCAAGAAGAAGAACGGCATGTTCCAGAACATCCCGTCCTATCCGCAGCTCGGCGGCTTCTCCTCGGCCTCCAAGGTGCCGGAGCGGGATCGCCCGCTGGCGCTGGAGAAGGGCGACCTGGTGCGCAAGGGAAAGCCGGTCTGATGGCGCGACGCCGGGGCAAAACCAGGACCGATCGCGGGCGGAACTTCTACGAAACCTCCTCGCCGTTCGAGACCTTTGTGCCCGGCGGCAAGCCGGCGGCGCCGGCCACGCTGGTTGATTCCACCGATCTTCCGCGCCGGCTGATGACCGGGCCGAGCGGCCCGGCCTTCACCGGCGAGATACACCCCGAGCAATTCGACAATCCGCGCGGCTATCCGGGCCTGGGCCTCGTCCACACCGGAACCGAAAAGGCCAAGGCGCCCTATGCGCTGGCCGAGCATTCCAAGCTGCCGCGCACCAAGGGAGGTGGCTGATGCCCTTGCACCCGCAGACCGCCGTCGCCATGGGCCAGTTGCTGCATCGCCTGGCCGGCAACCCGAAGACCCGCTCCCAGACCTTGGGCTTGATCAAGGAAATCGATCCGAGCTACCGGCTGCCGGCTGATGTGTCGATCGACAACCTGCGCCGCGAGCTGGAGACCAAGCATCAGAATGAAAAGCGCGCCGAGGAGCAGCAGCGCGCCACCAACCGCCGCGCCAAGCAGCGCAAAGACCTGGTTGAATCGCACGGCGAGGACGTGGTCAAGCAGATCGAGGAGACCACCCTCAAGAAATATCCGCATCTCGACCTGAAAGACGCCGCCACGCTGTACTCGGCCGAGAACGGCCCGGTGACGCCGCACACCAACCAGAAGCCGGCGCGGCACGGACAATATTGGGAGTTTCCCGACATTCCGGGGCTCCTTAGCAATCCCGACAAGGCCGCCAGCGACATGGCCTATGCGATGATCGATGAGTTTCGGGGCAGACCAGGGGGTTAGATAAATGCCGCAATTCGGCCAGGGAATCATTCCCGCTCAAGGTGCCATCGCCGCCGAGCTTGCGGCCGTCACCCGTCGCGCCTTCTTGCCCAAGGTGTTCATCCAGCTCTGGAAGTCGACGCCCTGGATGGCGGCCATGCTGTCGCATGCGCAAGTCGCCTCCGGCGGACTGTCACCCATCACGGTTCCGCTCCAGGGGAATCCCATGGTGACGATCCAGAATGTCGGCTATGACGGCTCGTTTAACCAGCCCGGCACCACTCCTGGCCTCCAGAACGCGGAGTTTAATCTCAAGGGCTATCTGACCGCCATTCCGTTCCTCGGGTTTGAGGGCCTGGTGCAGCTCGATTACAGCGTCGTGCCCTTGATCGAAGCACGCATGAATGATGCGACGAATGTCACGCTCGATCGTTTTTCGAGTGACATGTACAACAACATCACCAACCTGCAGTCCATGGTAGGACTTCCAGCCGCGATAGACGATGGTACATTCGCCGCCACGTATGGTGGAATCAATCGTCCAAATAACCAGTTTTGGAAGTCGACCTACGTTCATAACGGCTCTCCTGTCACCCCCACCAGGAACCTGATGCTGCAGTATATCTCGCAGGTGACCAAAGTCACCGGCGAGATTCCCAAGATGGGGCTGATGGGCTTCGGCACCTGGACCAACCTGGCGCAGGATTTCACGCCCAATGAACGCTATGTCGTCACCCCAAGTCAGCCGTTTGGCGAAGGCAAGGTGGAAGCTCTGTTCCGCGCTCTCGACGTGGCAGGTGTTCCATTCTATCCCGATCCTTATTGTCCCGAGGGAACGCTGTACCTGCTCAACACCGATTATCTCGCACTCTATGTTCACGAGAGGGCCAGCTTCTACTTCACCGGCTTCGAGTCGACCTTGGCCAATGGCCAGTTCGGTTATATTGGCGCACTGCTCACGCTGCTGGAAATGGTCGATGTGAAATGCAAGGCGCACGGCAAGTTTGACAACATCGCGTTCTTGCCGATCTGAGGGGCAAAAGGGCGCTCGCGCCCGTCTCTGTGGGGTGATGACATGAGACTCGGTGGTTCGTTTCCATTCAACCCGGCCGGCGCGTTTCCGGTGGCGCTCGGCGCCGGAGCGTATTTCTACGTTCCGCCCGGCCAGTACATGATGAACCTGGGGCCGCTGACCGCGCTGCAGTGGTGGGACCCGGTGTTCTACGCATGGCGCGGCGGCCTATCGACCACCGACCATGCTTTCCAGGTTTCCTGCGACGGCTACAACTACCGCCTCATCAACGTTTCGGGCGCGGTGGTGAGCGCCACCATCACCACCCCCGGCTCCGGCGGCGTCAACGGCATCGGCCCGACCGCGACCGGCTCGACGGTTTCGTTCGCGGCCGGCGCTGGTCTGACCGCCAAGGGTTATGTCATCGTCGGCGGCGCGCTGGCGGCCCCGACCATCACCCAGGCCGGCTCGCAGTTCACCGCCATCCCGCTGATCCTGATTGATCCGCCGCCGACCGGTGGCATCCAGGCCACCGCCATCGCCACCATCACGGCCGGCGGCGCGCTCAACACCGTCACCCTGGTCAATGCCGGTGCCGGCTATCAGACCCCGCCCAACTTCTACGTGGTGCCGCAGTTCCTGGATTATCCGGGCGCTCCGGCCATTCCGGGCGTCATTCCGACGCCGCCGACGCCGGTGGCGCCCAATTTCCCGCCCGGCCTGATCGCCATCGGGCCAGGGGGCGGCTCGGCCGCCTACATCCCGCAGAACTTCATGCAGGGCCTGCAAGGCGCGTTCCCGTTCTCCTCGGGCGCGCTGGTCACCTCCGGCGCCCTGACCGGTTCCGGCACCTTGACCGGCATTGTGGTCACCGAAGGCGGCTCGGCCTATGCGGCGGCGCCCGTCATCAGCTTCGGCGGCACTTCGCTGGGCGCTGCGGCCGCCACCGCCGTGCTGGGCGCTGCCGCCGCGACCGACTCGTCGGTCATCCAGGCCTTCATAAACGAATAAGACGGCCGTAGACGGCCTGGTGAACGAGTAAGCTCATGAAGGAATGGTTGGACAAGATCGATCTGCTCGACAAGGTGGCGCAGGCGCGGCGTGACGCCAACGAAACCTCGCCGCGCACCAGCAACCATCACGTCGAAGCCGCCATGTTCCTCGCCATGCTCAAGGCGGTGGATGATTTTGTTGGTGAAGGCTTCAAGGAAGTCGGGGACGACATGACGGCTGCCATCAGCGGCGACCCGCAGCCGGCGGAGAAGCCACCCGCGGAGCCCCCGCCGCCGCTGCCGGAGCCGGTGGTTGACGAGGAGCCACCACCGGATCAGAAAGCGACGGTGCACGAATTCCCGGCCCTGCCTGGAGAATACCGATGATCACCGACGAAAACGACCTGGAGCCAGAAATCATGGCGATCCGGGTCATCAATCACAACGATTTCCGCATCTCTGACCGCTTCGACGGCGTGCCCTACGTGTTCGAGCCCGACAAGCCGCTCGCCATCCCGGTCGACGCCGCCTTTCACATCTTTGGCTGGCACCGCGAAGTCGACCCGGCCATCATGAAGAACTACGTGATGAAGCGGTTTGGCTGGAACACCCCGGCCATGCTGGAGAGCGGCAAGGCCGAGCTGTTCTATGACGGCCTCAAGCTGCAGCCGATCATGTACCGCATGGTGCCGATCGAGGTGGACGAGGGCGGCACGCCGCTGCGCAAGGAGCGCGGTCCCAAGCCCAACAAGCTGCTCGATGCAGTGGCCGAGCGAGAGGCGGCGCGCGCCGCTCCGTAAATGACCCATGCTCCTGTCAGATTATATTTTTCAGGTGCAGGAGCTGGTGCACGATAGCTCCGGCATTGACTACACCACCCCGGAGCTGACCGCCTATATCAACGACGCGCGCAACCAGATTGCCGACGATTTCTGGTGCGTGCGCACGTATTTCACCAATCTCAGCGCCATCATCAATCAGGAGACCTATCCGATCACCTCGGGGGTGGGCGGCGCGAAAGTGACGGCCGGCGGGGTCTATGCTGTGCCCCCCAGCGTCACCTTCGCAGCCCCACCGGCCGGCGGTGTGCAGGCCACCGGGGTGGCGGTGATGGGCGGCGTCGCGCCAAATCTGTTCGTGCAGCAGATCGGCATGACCAATTGGGGGCTCGGCTACACCGCGGTGCCGGCGGTGACTTTCGGGGCCGGTTCCGCCGCCGCCACCGCGCTCCCGCTGCTTAACGTCATTGACATCTACACCATCTCCATCCTCTGGCCCAACACCCAGCGCCGGCAGATGCTGCTGTGGGCGCCGTTCGCGCATTTCAACGCGATCTTCCGCATGAACACCATCAACGCGGGGCCACCGGCGGTGTGGAGCGGCTACAACGAGCAGAACCTGTTTTATCTCTATCCGGCCAATCCTGACACCAACTACATCATGGAGATGGACGCCTTCGTGCGGCCGTTCCCGCTGGTCAACACCGGCGATGTCGACACCCAGGTGAACGCGCCGATGAACGACATCGTGCAATACTGGGCGGCCTACAAGGCGCTGCTCAAGGCGCAGAACTTCCAGCAGGCCGACTATTTTCAGAAGCAGTACGAAATCCAGGCCAAGAAGAAAGGCGCCAGCCGGTTTGCTCCGCGCCGTCCCAACATCTATCAGAACGTCTGGCGGCGCGTGCAGCGGGGGTACTGATGGCCGACATCGCCGCCCTGCAGCAGGAAACCAAGAACTACATCATCTTCTCCGGTTTCGAGACGATGGATACCCAGTCGGCGCGCGAGGCGCTGCCCAACAACCGGCTGGCCTGGTGCGAAAACCTGCAGATCGTCGGTCCCAACCAGTTGGTGTGCTGCAACGGGCCGGCGCCGCCGATCACCAACATTCCGGGCGAGAGCGTCAGCTCGCAGTATTACGCCAACTTCACCCCGCCGGGCGGCGTCAACACCGACTACATCATCTGCTTCTGCCAGTCGGGGGCGGCCTATCAGGTGAACGCCCTCACCGGCGCGTTCGTCAAATTCGCGCTCGCCGGCACCTTCTCGCCCACCCCCGACATGACGGTGTGGTCCTCGCAGCGGCTGCTGATCGCTGATCCCATCTCTGGCTATTGCACCTGGGACGGCAACGCTTTCGTGCGCAGCGGCGGCGTTTCGCCCAACATCGTGATCACCAATGGAGGCTCCGGCTATGTTTCTCCCCCCTCCGTCACTATCACCGGCGGATCAGGCAGCGGAGCAACGGCGCACTCAGTCCTTACAGCAGGAGTGGTCACGTCAGTTGTTCTCGATACCGCCGGGACCGGCTACAAGGCGGGGGACACCCTCACTGTCACCTTTGGCAGCGGTACGGCTGCTGCAACAGCTATCGTATGGCCATTCTTTAGCGTCACGCCAACAACTCTGGCCGTCTACGGCGGGCGGGTCTGGCTGGCGGGCGCGCGCGTCATTACTTGGACGGGAACAGCGGGCTTTGACGACGCGAAAGCGGCGGACGCTTCGGGGTCAACGACCTTGACCGACGCCGATCTGGTGCACCAGATCACCGCGCTGCGGGCGCTCAACAACTTCCTCTATATCTTTGGCGACAATTCGATCAAGCAGATCGGCACCATCACGGTCTCCGGCTCGGCCACCATCTTCAACATCGTCACTCTGTCGTCGGATCAGGGCACTCCGTTTCCCAGGGCGATTGCCTCCTATAATCGACTGATCCTGTTTGCAAACAAAGTTGGCGTCTATGCCATTTTAGGAGCCAGCGTAGAAAAAATCTCCGACCAGATGGATGGGATATTCGCGTCAGTAGATGCCTCGCAGCCGATGCAAGCTGCTGTAAACGATCTGCACACATCTCTCCATACCTTTCTGCTGATGCTGCGCTACAAGGACCCGATCGCCGGGGTCACCCGCTCGCTGATTCTATGCTTCTACAAGAACCGCTGGTTTGTCGCCAACCAGGGCAACCAGCTTACCACCATCTGCTCGGCGCCGATCGGCGGCGTGATCGAGACGTTCTCATCCTCGGGCGCCGATGTCACGCAGATTTTCCAGTCGACCACGCCGGTGCCGATCATCCTGCGCACCTCGCTGTCGGCCGACAACAAAATCCATCTGGGTAAGAAGGCCCTGCAGGCGGCGATTGCGCTCAACTCCAACACCCTGACCACCGTCAGCGGCACGCTCGATACCGAAAACCTCAACCCCGGCAGCCCGTTTTCGTTCTCGACGGCGATCCCGATTCAGTGGCAGAATAACGCCAAGCTCAACATTCAGTGGCAGAACAACGCGCTGCAGCCGGTCAACTGGTTTTCGGTCGGGTTTCTGTACCAGCGGGTCGTGCAGGGGGTGGAGGGCTCCGGGGTGTTCCTCGGCATCACCTTGACCGGCACCTTCG